CATCGAACCGCGAGGTGGTCCCGGCCGCATCGGCAAGCATCGACTTGAACGTGGCTATCGGGACCGTCCCGTTGGTCGCGAGTAGACTCATTATCTCCCCGCGCCGATCGTTGGTTACTTTTTTCCCGGCCTGATCCTTGTCCAGATAGAAATCAATCATCAATTTCTTGGCGGCGGCCTCGAGGGCTTCAATCTCTCGTTTGGCAACCTTATCCTCAAACGCCAAGGCCCGGGACAGGTTGGTAATTGCCTTCGCCGTCAAGGTGGCCTTCTTGGTCGGGTCCAACAACCCCCACATCTTTTCAACTTCTGGGTCTTTGAATTTTCCAGTGTCCATCTCCTTGAAGGCGCCCATCAAGGTGGACTGTGTCTTGTTGTTAAGCCACCGGGTCACGCTCTGAAGCGCAACCCCCTTTTTAAACTTCAACCGGGCCTTGGCCGCTTGCGCCGCATCAATGACCCGCCCCTCGACGAGATCGTTGATGACGCCGATGCCAGTGGATAATGCAACTTGGTTGGTAACCTTAGTTGATACGCCGCCGGCGGTAACACGGATGCCCTTCAGTAATTGATCAAGCTGCACCAGAGCGGCGCCATGCTGTTCCTTCTTGGCTCGGAGCGTTGCCGTCGCTCTCACCGCAATTTGGCTCTTGGCCTGGAGCGAGTTAAATCTTGTAACGAATGCCGGCCCAGCCTTCTCGTTCAAGCCCAATGCCGCATCCTCGAAAATCTTTTGAGCCTTCGCGGGGAAGTCCAGCATTGCCTTTGTGCCGTTCTCCTTGGACAACTCGATCTCAAGCGCGTTCAGTTTAACCTGTGCGGTGATGTCGGCCTGAGACAGTTGCTGATTGCCCTCGGTGACAAGCAACTGTTCTCCCTCGGCCTCGAGCTTCTTTCCAAAAGAACCCATCGCCTGGGCGACTTCATTGCCGGCCAAGACCACAGGGGCGCTTTGTATTCCGCTGGTCCCGGGGAACCCCTTCGACCTCTGGAATGTAGGTATAACTGCCATTAGACCGTCTTCGCCAAGAGGCCCGAACCAGCGGCGCCCGCACTAAGCACCGATGCAAACCTGACGCCTGGAATATTGGCTCGAGCATTGCCGGCAGCCGCCCGGAAGCCCCCGGCGGTCACACGCTCGGCACTGGCCCTGACGGCGCCGCCGTGCAGGATGGCAAGCCGCTCCGCGGTCGCCAATTCCTCATTCGCCACCGCAATCTCGAGGGGCGTGTCCTGATTGATAAGAACGTTACCCTTGGCGAAACCAGTTTGAACTTTGCTGGCGAACAGCTTGTACCGATCATCAAAAAGGTCCGCCTCTTGGGCCGCTTGGCGCTCGGCCAGGATGGCGTTGGTTTCCCTGATCTTGGCGTCCCGCTCGAGCATTCCCGCCTGGAAGTCGAGGTTCGCCGCTGACTGAGCGCCGCCAAACAGGGCGCCGGCGACACCAAAGGCGCTGCCTACCGTACTGATTGTGGTCCCCAGGGCGAATGCGCCGCCGGCGCCGAACAAACCAGAGGTCGCTGCTACGGTTGCCCCCGACGCGGATATGGAAGCCGCCGTCCCAAACAAAAGACTAGGCGTACACATAAACACTATCCATCATTTGTGATAAGGCGCGTAACGATGCCGATAATATGGGCCGGCAGGGGCTGGTCTTGAACGATCACCGTCTGGCCCTCAGTCTCCCAGCCACCTCTGAATTGCACCTCCTTGTCACCCGAAAATAACGGCGGCGAAGAATCCATCGGGTCAGACCCACCTCGGAAATTAATCTCATCGAGGTCTGTCGTATTGGGGCCGACCTTGGCGCCAAGGGTTTGCTTGAAACGAACCGTTACATTGTAAATACGCTTGGTCTTGCCCTGCGCCGTGCCGTCATCAGAGCCGGCCTCGGGGCGCAAGGTCTTGAGGGTTGACGTAAACCCCAGGCCGACATGTGCTTTTGAAACCCGCGGGGAATAGGTTGCCACAGAACCAGACGCGACGGTCCTTGCCACATACACGTTGCCGTCCCCCAACGTGTCCACGCTCTCGCCCTCGAGATGATCTATGCCGGTGATCGTTGCCACCGCCTTCCGCGCCTTGCCGGCGCTGGTATATGCGGTGAACCCACTGGCGTCGGTGTTCAGATGGACAACGCCGCCAACCGTATAAGTAGTGAACCCGCTGGTATCTACGCCAATGGTAAACGTGTTGGCATCAACCTTGGTGATTGTAAATCCGTTTCCATTCAACTCGGTCATTCCGCCAACAGACAGAAATCCGACCTCGTTGCCAGTTGACAGCCCATGATTCACCACGGTGACACTGCCTGGATTCGCCCTGGTTGCTGCCGACACCGGCTTGCTGGCCTCGGCCATGTACTCAAACGTGTTTGTCGTCTTTTCAATAACAACGTAACGGTTGCCGTTCAATTCTTCCATGCCCAGAACATCGGAAAGATCGACAAGATCACCGTCACTGAGCCCGTGTGACGCCGCGGTGATCACTCCAGGCTTGACCCTGGTTGAACCCGTGATTGTAACAGGACTATCGAGGGTCAGCCCACTATCGACGCAAAAGGCGTCGGCCTTTTCTTGCCCCTCATCGACATCGAACTGGGCCTCCATGAACTCAATGTACCGGCGCGTGGTCCCATCGATTGTACGCTTAACAATCATCCACAGTTCATCTTGGCCGGCCCCGGGGATCACCGCGACACTCTCCACCACGCCATGAGTAACCGCACCGAACGTCCCGCCGATCAAGTGCCTGTGCCAAGCCACCACCTGTTGGTCGCGGAGATAAGTGACGCCGATCAGAACGCCGTCATTCCTGACGCCCCAAACCACCGTTGACAGTTCCTGTTGGTACACAATCTCCTCTATGCCCCCCTTCCCCACCTGACTCGACAAAATAGTGAGATCGGGACTCTGGAAGCTATCGTTCTCGAATACGAACGCGAACTCTCTAATCTTGCGTTGCTGCCGCTGGATGATGAGAACCACATTGTCGATACGCACCGGCGTATGCTGATGCGATCCGCGAGTGCCTTCCCTGACTACCCTGACATTTGTCGGTGTCAAAGCAGCGACTGCCGTTGACCCTGAGATGGTGAATTCCCCGCCCACCGTCCCGATAACCATCACTCTTCCAGGCGACAGCCAGCGGATGACATTCACCTGATCGGTCGCCAGAGTATAAATTACAGGATCGTCATCTAGCGTCCCCGGCGTATGGTTTTCGATGTCCCCCGATTTACTGCCCCACAGCGTCTGTGGCTGATCACTCGAACCGGCCCAAAACAGCCGTTGCTCGTAAAACGCCACCGCCGCCGGGAACCCTGTTGTGTTTGACCACGCACCAAGACGCCACTTTGTCTCAGCCGACGTGCCACCCAGCGCCTCGGTGATGTCAACCGTGATCACCGTGGTCGATGCCCTCGAGGCGACAACGCCATACCCCCAATGGACGCCGCCATCGCGGAGGAACTTCCACGTCACTCCGCTGTCAACAATCTCATCGCCCTCACTCGTCGGGCCGCCAGAGCCAGCCGACGTGCCGGCCTTGATTACCTTGTAGACATTGCCGCTATTTCTAGCAATTGCATTTACGGCATATGATGTGGATGTAGCCCAGGCGCTGGCCTGATGACCAACCGAGATTAACCGGCCGACATCTGTAGCCTGGAATCCCGTGTCACTGTTTATCCCCGTGACGGCAGATGCCGTGAAAGTAACACCCGTCCCCGACGCGGCCCCCGGCGTCATGGTGGTAGTGGTAATGTTCTCCGTTTGATACGGACCATCGGTAAACACGATATCAGAGATTGTCCAGGCGTCATGGGCCGTCCGCGTCATCTTCCGCGGCGTGTAGCCGGTATGTGCGATATAGAGAGTGTCGGCCGATTGAGCGAACTGCAACACCGGCAGATCGGCCGTCAAATAAGTGGTGGTCAGCGTGAAAACTTCGGCCGCAGTACCGGCACTCGAGTATGCCGTGAAGGCTGACCCATTAATGTTTGTCCCGTCAATGTCGGTAATTTGGAATGTGTGCGTTGTTTTCCCAGCCACCTTATAATATTTGCCGTTTAACTCGGTCATCCCGACAACGCCGGAAATGAAAACCTCATCCCCGTTTACAAACCCATGCGACGTTGCCGTGACCACCACAGGGTTGGCCCGTGTAGCGCCAGAAATTGTTTTCCCAGTGTTTAGAATCGAGCCCTGATCTTTGTAAAACCTGGCGTACAGGTTCCCAAATTCGATTATGTACGCCTGGGTAACTGAAAATTCAAACCTCACCAACCGCGTTTTGGCGCTACTATCCTTAACCTCCTTTACAAACCGCGTCCCCGATCGGCGCGTCACGCCCCCGTGCGGTTGGACGATAAAGTTCTCAATCGTCGCGGCGCCATTGTTATATTTCGTTATATCGACGCGGCCGAACAAGTCCTCCGATAGCTCACCAGCCGTGAAGTTGGTATTGATTATCGATACGCGAGACATCTATGACCT